AATTCGAATCAGAAAAATGGTTATCCATGATATACTCAGAAGAATATAAAAACATGGTCAAAGCTAATTTATTAACTTTTGAAGCCGTAGATAAAGCTAAAAATGACGAAGTGACCGCTCGTTATGTCGATTATTGTAATTATCAAAGACACATAGCTAAAGAAAATTTTCAAAAGAAATTCTTTAATACTCATTTGTCTGAGTTGAAGATAGGTTACGAAAAATATACTGATAATAATCACATTGCTTTTCTAATGTAAATTTTAAAATAGCATTTTTATAGCAATTTTCTGGATTAATAAATTTACCTATATTTTGTATAGCGTAAATAATATCATTTGCGCTTGAACATCTTAGTCCAGTTTCTCCTTGCAATACAGTCTCCGTAAAACCTCCAAAATTTGTAGTTATAGTTGGGGTTCCAGAAAATTGCGCTTCAATGATAGTCCAATTACACGGTTCAATAAATAATGAAGGAGCCAATAGAAACTTAGCCTCGCTGAGTAAATACATTCTCTTAATAGGATCAACGAAACCAACAAATTGACAATATTTAGTATCTTTTAAACCAAGTATGTTTGGGCCAGCAAAAATTATATCTTGTTTTAAATCGTTACATATATCGTATACAAGTTTAGCTCCCTTTTCTTCTATAATTCTGCCAAGAAACAAAGCCGTATTTGATTTTTCTTTTTTATATAAAAAATCATTAGGATCAAAACCTGGATAAACTACAAATTCAGATCCTAAACCTATGTGTGTACATGAATGGCCGTGCATTTTATGCATTTGACTATGCGTTTCAAATATTTTAACGGGCGCAAACATGCTATCATAACCAATACTTGGTTCTACTACAATCGCTTTATTATAAAAATGTTTTACGCATGATTCGTGGGCAAATCCAAACCAGCATAATATAAATTCTTTATCTGATTTAATTCTTTTATTTAATTCTTTAGTACAATTTTCATTAAAAATTTTAACCGCGTTTGTATTTACGTTTTGATCAAAACCTTTATTCTTCCAATCATTTATGTTGCCATAACTCTGTTTTAATATATCATTATTAATAACATTAATATGTTCTGTGCAATTAACACTAGAGTCTTCATGACCATAATGATAAACAGTGTGACCTCTTTTAGTCATTTCTTCACAAAATTTATAAACCTTTTGAACGAAGGCACACAAAGAAATATCTTTTCTTGTCGGTGAATATGGAATACTCAAACAGTGAAAAACCATACAATATAGTGTAAAATTTTAAACAACATGTCAATCAAAAAGAAAAAAATTCAAAAAGAAAAAGAAGATCTAAATGAAATTATTGCTGATAATCATTTTAGATCAGTTAAATTAAATATTAAAAATTTTAATTTGACTGATAAACAAAAAAGTTTTGCACAAATAGCATTTGATAAAAATACTAAAATTATTTTTATTAATGGTCCAGCAGGAAGTTCTAAAACTTTTTTAGCTGTTTATTGTGCGCTTCATATTCTAAATATGAATCAACGAGCTGAACTAAAATATATAAGAACTATTGCTGAATCTGGTGAAAGAGGTCTTGGATCATTACCTGGAACAGTAGATGAGAAATTTAATCCATTTATGATGCCATTATATGATAAATTAGATGAATTATTACCAATGTCTCAATCTAAATACTTGGAGACAAATGGATTTATTGAAGCTTTGCCAATTAATTTTTTAAGAGGAGCTACTTGGAATGATAAAGTTATTATTGCAGATGAATCTCAAAATTATAGTAGTAAAGAATTAGTTACTCTTCTCACTCGTATTGGAGAAAATACTAAGATGTTTATATGCGGCGATGCAATGCAATCAGATATTGGTAATAAATCTGGTTTTATGAGGGTTTATGATCTTTTTAATAACAAAGAAAGTGAAGAACGTGGAATTTACTGTTTTCAATTTGATGAAGAAGATATTATGCGTAGTGAAATTTTGAAATATATTGTAGGTATGTTTAAGAAATTAGATAAAACAAATATACACTGATATAATATATATATGAGCAACATTTACTGTTCAAATTGTGGAACGAAGCATATATTAGGATCTAAATTTTGTACTAATTGTGGAAATTCGCTTGGAGGATTTGCTAATGTTGCTAAACCATCAATTCAACAACAGATTAATTCTAGAAATATATCTAAAAATCAATCAAGAGATGTTGATGAAGATGGAATACCTACGACATTCGTAAGACCTTCAAAACTTCATTATGAAATTGAAAAACCAGTAGGTAATAAATATTCTGGAAAAGAATTATTTACAGCTCCTCCTGTAGATCCTAATGAAAGAATATCTGTTGGAGTAAATAGTAATTATAGAAGACTGTCTAAAGAAGAATTTTTAGCACAATCTCTAAAAGAGTGCAGTTCGCGACCTATTCAGGATATTGATGAATCGTAAAAAGAAAAAATTTGAAGACATGTATGAAATAATTGACCAAGTAATTAAAAAGCGAAAAAACAAATGGAAATTAAAAGCGATTACTTGGTTTGATTTTGAAGATATAGAGCAAATCATAAAGCTGCATATATATAAAAAATGGCATCTATGGGATCAATCGCGAGCTATTGAGCCTTGGGTAAATCGCATAGTTACAAATCAAATAAGAAATATAATTAGAAATAATTATACAAGTTTTGCTAGACCGTGTTTATCTTGTCCATTTAATCAAAATAAAGAGGGAGATTCTGGTGCAGAAATGTCTTGTGGATTCACTAGTAGTGGCAAGCAATGTAATGAATGCCCTTTATACGCTAAATGGGAAAAGATAAAAAAATCAGCATATGATGTCAAAATAACAGTAAGTTTAGAAAATCATAAAAATTATCTTATGAATTTTGAATCAAGTATAACTTATGATTATAAAAAAGCTGAAAATAAACTGCATGATTTGATGAAAAGTAATTTAAATGATAAACATTTTTTTATTTATAAAATGTTTTTTATAGATAATCTAACAGACGATCAAATTGCTAAAATTTTACATTTCAAAACAAATGAAAAAGGCAGAAAAGCTGGTTATAAACAAATAAAAAATTTAAAAAAAATGTTATATATCAAAGCGCAGAATTTGCTAAAAGATAATGATATATTCTCTTCTTAATATGTTAACTGACGAAAATAAAGCATTTATACTAAGAAAAATAAATGAAGGAACGCAAGATTATGTTGTTCTAGCTAATCTTGTTTTCAATAAAGAAGATCTTACGGGAAGATCTAAAGAAGCGAAAGCTGTAAGAGATTTTTTGATAACAACTGGTTTTACAAAAAAACAAGAAAAACCTAAGCCAGTTCAAACAGTAGAAATACTATCGAAAGAAAATTGTGAATTTATTGATCAAAATATAAAAACAGGAATTACTCCTCGCCAAGTAACAGAATTGATATTTCATGAAAAATTTATTGGATTAGAAAATATAAATATATTCATCACTCCTGAATACAGAGCGATTCAAAAATATATTAAAGAAAAATATCCTGATTATCTTGTAGATAATGAATCTGGAGTTGGAGACAAATATTCTGTGCCACGTTCAATTAAGACTGTAATCAATAAGGTTAATAAATGGGCTGGACAAAACATTTCTGAAGAAAAGTTATCGTTGCAGCATAGAAAATGTATGGAAAAATTATTAACTTATTTATCAAGTCCAAGATTTGTCGGTAATTACGATTCTTATAATAGTTCTACAGACAAAGAGTTGTTTGAAGCTGAGTTTGTTCGTTCAGTATGGGATAAGCCTGATTTAACAGTTGATGAAATTAATTTATATATTAATGTTTGTATGGATTATATTAATCTGCGCCAAATTGATATTAAAAAGAATAAGATCAATGATATGTTTAATGAAACTCAAGATCAAAAAGATTTTACTATGCGTTTAACTGAAGTGTTAAAAACGATTTCAGAAGAATATAATCAATGTGCTGGCAGAATAGATAAGAGCATTCAAAAATTGAATGGCGAACGATCTAAGAGGGTAGAACAGCATCATCAAAAAAATGCTTCTATTTTAAATCTTGTAGAACTGTTTCAAGACGAACAAGAGCGTAAAATGATGATTCAAATCGCTGACATGCAAAAGCGCACAATCAAGGAAGAAGCTGACCGTTTAGAAAACATGTCTGCATGGAAAGCTAGAATTTTAGGTATTTCAAAAGACGACGCAATTTAATATGTACTTCGATCAACCATTCAATAACGACAAATATATAGCAAATACTTTTTTAAAATTAAAAGAAAAATATAATATTTTAAACGCAGTCGAAACTGGAACTTTTGAAGGAGGAACTACTGCGTTTTTATCCGAAAATTTTAATACAGTATATTCAATTGAATCAAATTATGATTTTATAAATAAAGCCGCAGCTTATTTAAAAAATAAAAATTTAAATCCCACTCTTATTCACGGTAAAAGTGAAAATATTTTACCAGCAATATTAAATAAATTAACTGGCAATACAATTTTTTATTTAGATGCCCATTGGTATGAGCATTGTCCTTTGCTTAATGAGTTAAATTTGATTAAAGAATATAATTTAAAACCGATTATTGCTATTCATGATTTTTATGTTCCTGGTGCTTCAACGCTAGGTTATGATACTTGGAATAATCAAATATTAAATATCGATTGGATAAAAGATTCGTTAAATAAAATATATGATAATAACTATAGTTATTTTTATAATAATGACTTGTATTCTGAAGGAGCTAAACGTGGAATTATTTACATAACGCCTAATAATTAAATATGCAATGTAAAATCTGTAATGAAATTTTTAATAATGATAAATCTTTTCACGCTCATTTAAAAAAACATAATATATATCAAGCAGAGTATTATTGTAAATATTATCCTAGATACTCGTTGTATTATAGGCAGCAAATACCATTTAAAAATAAAAAACAATATTTTGAAACAGAATTTATTGATTATAGCGAATTTCTTAAATGGGAGAAGTCGGAAAACGAGGAAACTGTTAAGATTAAATGTTTAGACATTCTAAAGAAGAGAATAGATGAAAAACAATATCATTTTGCGCCATTTCATAATGAATTGATAACTTTAGATATGCCTAGTTTGAATATTTATAAGAAACATTTTAATTCTTATACTTCAGCTTGTAAGTTATTGAATATTGAACCTTTATTTAATAAAAATTTACCAGAAGCTTTTAAGAATACCAATGTTTCGCATTTGCCAATTCTAGTGGATACTAGAGAGCAAGATCCTTTAGAATTTCCTAAATCAAAGGTGGAAAAAATCTTTGTTGGAGATTATCTAATAGCAGATAGAAAATATTTTACTAATACATTTGTAGATAGAAAAAGCGAATCTGACTTTTTAGGAACGATGGCTTCAGGCATTGAGCGATTCGAAAGAGAATTGATCAAAGCTGTTGAACTTGATTGTTATTTATTTGTGGTTGTAGAAAGTAATATCAATACAATTCTTTTTAATCAAAAGAAGTATAATAGAAAAACAAATTTAGAATACGTTTTTCATAATATGCGTAACTTATGTCATAAATATCCAAGACATATACAATTTATATTTACAGGCAGTAGAAATAAATCTTTAGATATTATACCTAAATTGTTGTATCATGGTAAGTCACTGTGGCAGGTAGATATTCAATATTTTTTAGATCATGTGGGAAACGGGCAACCAAGTACAAAGGAAATCGCAGCTCATTTCCAATGAGGAGTTAGCGAAGATTCCTGGTTATTTAGAAGAGCGAGAAGCAAAGTTATTGTTTTATCAATTTCTTCGCAACAATACTACTTTCGCTACAGATCTAATAACTGGCGTAAAATTATTTCCTTTTCAACACATGGCTATCAAAGGCATGTTGGAAAGTGATTATTTTTTAGGAGTATGGTCGCGTGGTATGAGTAAATCTTATACCACTGGTATTTATGCTGTGCTTGATGCAATATTAAATCAGGGGGTTGAGACTGGTATATTGTCACGCTCGTTTCGTCAGTCAAAAATGATCTTCAAAAAGATAGAAGATATTGCCGCAAAACCAGAAGCATATTTTTTAAAGCAATGTATCACAAAAATATCTAAGTCTAATGACGAATGGGTTATGGAGATTGGTAAAAGCCGCATTCGTGCATTACCATTAGGTGATGGTGAAAAACTGCGTGGATTTCGCTTTCATCGTATAATTATTGACGAGTTTTTATTGATGCCTGAGCGTATTTATAATGAAGTTATTGTGCCATTCTTGTCTGTTGTACAAAATCCAACTCAACGAGAAGAGTTGTATAATTTAGAAACGCAATTGATTGCTAAAGGAGAGATGACTGAAAATGACAGATATATCTGGCCTAATAATAAATTGATTGCATTGTCTTCTGCGTCTTTTAAATTTGAATATTTATATAAGTTATACGAGCAATATGACAATTTAATATTCAATCCTAAAAATAATGAAAAAACAAAGCGTTGCATCATGCAATTTTCTTATGATTGCGCTCCAGTCCAACTATACGATCAGAATCTAATCAATCAAGCTAAAGCAACAATGAGTGAGTCACAATTCTTGCGAGAATTTGGCGCACAATTTAGTGATGATAGTTCTGGATATTTTAAAATTTCTAAAATGGCTTTATGTACAGTGCCAGATGGTGAATTACCTGCCGTTGAAGTTGTTGGAAATCCAGAAGATGAATATATATTAGCGGTTGACCCTTCTTGGTCAGAGACGGAATCATCAGACGATTTCGCCATTCAAGTATTAAAAATTAATAAAGAAAAACAAATCAATACATTAGTGCATTCTTACGCGCTTTCAGGATCTGCGCTAAAAGATCATATTAAATATTTCTTATATCTATTGCAAAACTTCAATGTAGTAGGAATTTGTATGGATTATAACGGTGGTGTTCAGTTTATGAATTCTTGCAATGAAAGCGAACTATTTAAAGACGCTAAGATTAGTTTGAAGTCAATAGTAACGGAATTTGAGCGTCCAGAAGAGTACGCTCAAAATCTTTATGCCGCAAAAAGCGAATATAATAAATCAGATTATAAATATGTGTTCTTAAGAAAGCCAACTTCTGGTTGGATACGTTTAGCTAACGAGTTATTGCAAGCAAACTTTGATCATCGTCGCACATATTTTGCGAGCAGAGCTATTGACGACAACTTTAGAAGCCAAACTAAAAAACATATTGGTATTAGTGATCTCAAATTCTCTAACGCTTTAGATAGTGAAAAAGAAAATGAAGAAGCTAAGATGATTGACTTTGTAGAACATTTATCAGATATGATTATGCTTACAAAAACTGAATGCGCTCTTATACAAATAACAACTTCTGCACAAGGTATGCAGAATTTCGATCTTCCAGCTAATCTTAAACGTAAATCTGGTCCAGATAAACCTAGAAAAGATAGTTATTCAGCGTTAGTATTGGGTAATTGGCTTTGTAAAATATATTTCGATATGGGTAATACTCAAGTTGAAGATGTTACAGAAACTTTTGAGCCTATGTTTATAGCTTAAAGTTAAAAAGTCACTTTCAAAGTTACAATGTGTAACTATTATTAATATGAGTCGCAAATATAATAAAAGATCAGATTATTGGAGTAAGTTTTCAAAGGCAGATGAAAATCAATCGGCACCTTTGGACTCTTTATTAAAGGATTACTCAGAACCTTCGCTTGTTGGCGACCCATTTTATGAGCAAAGCACAGCTTCTACATACGAAAGAACTGGCACAGGCGAGACAACAAATTTACGCAGAAATTTAGCTTATGTAGGACCAAAAATATATAAATACGGCAACATCAGAGAAGGTATGTTACCATTTGAGATGTCTATCAATGGATATAATATTCGTGATGCTATTGAATTATGTCAAAAAGCTTATGCTAACGTAGCTATTTTTAGAAATGCAGTTGATATAATGTCTGAATTTGCTAACGCCGAAATTTATTTAGAAGGCGGAAGTCAAAAAGCTAAAGACTTCTTCACCAAATGGATGAAGTATACAAGAATGTGGAATGTAAAAGATCAATATTTCCGCGAATACTATCGTAGTGGTAACGTGTTCTTTTACAAGATCAATGCTAAGTTTGAAATCGATGACTTCCAAAAGCTTTTGGAAACATACGCTTCGTATGATGGATCTTCGTATAATACAGATATTAAATTATATAATTATCCAACACCATACGATGTAAAGAACTTAGTTCCTGTTCAATATATACTACTCAATCCATTTTATCTAACAACAAATCATACAAGCTCTTGGCATCAAGTTGTTTATCAGAAAATACTTTCCGAATACGAATTGGAAAGACTAAGATCTCCCAAAAATGAACATGATAAAACCGTTTTTGAAAGCTTAGATAACGACACTAAAGAAAAAATCAGATTAGGACAATGGGCTAGAGATGGTTTGAAGATTCAATTGAATCCTACTGATATCATTTATTCTTTTTATAAGAAACAAGACTATGAACCATTTGCCGTACCATTTGGTTTCGCGGTTCTTGATGATATTAATTTTAAAATGGAAATGAAAAAGATTGATCAAGCTATTTGCCGCACAATTGAGAACGTTATCTTGTTGATAACTATGGGAACTGAGCCAGCTAAAGGCGGCATCAACCATAAAAACATAAAAGCCATGCAAAGTCTTTTGAGCAATCAATCTGTTGGTCGCGTTTTAGTTGCTGACTATACAACAAAAGCTGAATTCATTATTCCTGACATGAATAAAGTTTTGGGATATGAAAAATACAAAGTAGTCAACGAAGACATCAAAGAAGGATTGCAAAATATTCTTATTGGATCAGAAAAGTTTGCTAATACTACAGTAAAAGCTCAGGTATTCTTTGAAAGATTAAAAGAAGCTAGAAAAGCTTTCTTGAATGATTTCTTACAGCCTGAAATGGAATTGATATTTCGTAATCTAGGATTCAAAGGTAAGTGTCCAATCGCTAAGTTCGAAGAAGTTTCTATTAAAGATGAAACACAATTTAATCGCGTTGTAACTCGCATGATGGAACTTGGAATATTGCCACCAGAAGAAGGTTTGAAGGTTATCGAAACAGGTATATATCCAACTCAAGAAGAATTAGGTATTGCTCAACAAAAATTCGTCGAAGAAAGAAAGAAAGGATATTACAATCCAATTGTTGGCGGCGTTCCTGTTATTCCTCCAGCTATGCCAGAAGTTCCAACTGGTGGCGGCGCTAAACCTCCAATGAAAAAGACAACTACTCCAACAGAAAGAGGTCGTCCTGTTGGTGCCACAGCTTCTGTTTACGCTAAAGATGCAATTGCTAAGGTTATGGAAAAGACTAAAGATTTATATTCTATTGTTGAAGCGGGACTAAAAAAGAAATACTCTAAAAAGAATTTAAATTCAGAACAAAAGAAACTAGCTCAAGGAATTTCTGAAGCAATTATTTTAGCTTCTGAATCAGATAATTGGTCGAGTATGGCTTCGGAAGTTTTAAACGATCCTAACAAATTAGATAAGTTAGGAATATTGAATGAGATTCAAAATACCGCTTCAGAACATGATTTAGATACATATGCTGCGGGTCTTTTATATCACAGCACTAAATATTCCGTGTAAAATCTAATATTATGTTTCTTTATAAGACAAAATTTGACAATATCGTTACGGCTTCATTGAATTTTGATAAGAATATTCTCTTGTCACAAGCTTCATTGGAACCTCTCAAGTCAATTATTCCTTCTTCAGTTAATTTAGAAAAAAATGTTGACTTGGTTGGTGCTGCATTTAATGCCGCTGTTGTAAATCGTTTCAATAAGAACGGTGACGGTATTGATACAAATACTGCAATTGCTTTTAAGAAATATTTTATTCATAAGCCAACGAATATTGAACATAAAAAGCAAAGAGTCGTTGGACATATTGTTAATTCTGCTTTTTCTTCTTATGGAGAAAATAAAATATTATCGGATGAAGATGTAAGAGACACTCTTAATCCATTTAATATTGCTTTAGCTGCTGTAGTTTATAAAACAGTAGATCGTGACTTCGCTGATGCATTGATGGACTCCAACGATCCTCAATCCGCCTTATATGAAAAGATAAGTGCCAGTTGGGAAATTGGTTTTAATGAATACTTTGTTGCTGTTGGCAGTTTAGATCTCAAACAAGCTGAGATCATTACTAAAAAAGAGCAAATTGATGAATTTAAAAAATATTTGAAAGGCTTCGATGGACCTGGATTTATGAATGATGGAACTCCAGTATACCGTTTAGTTACTGGACGTATTTATCCATTAGGTATCGGATTTACTACTAATCCAGCGGCAGATGTTCAAGGGGTAGTAATTGATGATGGAACTTCAGCAATAAATTCAGATGATGACACTGAAGAAAATGATGAAGAAGATGAGATGGAAACTGAAGAAGCTGAATCTTATGAAGTTAATTCCATAGATTTACTAAGCTTTAACAATAAAATATTTTCACAAAAAGAAAAACAACCTGTAAATAATACCAAAACTAAAATTATGGATTTAGAACAAATACTATCTGCATTAAAAACAGTTCTCGCTGAGAAGCAAGATTCTGTCAAGTTTAGTGAAGAAGCTGTTGCCTCAATTTCTGCCAAAATAGCTGAAAGCATTAAACTCAAGAACGACGAAATTAAGCTAGAAATGGAAAAAGCTGAAATCGCCAAGGCTGAAGCCGTCGCTCAAGCCGAACAATTCAAGAAAGATCTAGAAGAGAACAATAAGAAACTTTCTGAAACTGCCGCCAAGCTCGCAGAACTCGAAAATACAATTTCTGCTCAGGCTGCTCAAGAACTTTATAGTTCAAGAATGAATATACTAGATAGCGAGTATGATCTTGACGAAGTTGATCGTCAGTTCCTCGCTAAAGAAGTTTCTGTTCTAGCTAATACTGATGAAGCTTTTGCTTCTTACAAAGATAAGATCGCTGTTCTATTCAGACACAAGAGCAAAGCATCAAAGCTAGATCAAGACAAGATTTTCCAAGAACGTTTAGAAGCTGAATTGGCTAAGAGAATGGGTCAAGTCAAGACTCAACCAACTGAAGTTGTCGAAAAGACAGTTGAGGTTGAAACAGCTTTGGCTAATGCCAAACGCGAAG